ACTGATTTTGCTAGACCAAGAGGTACAAGGATTCCGGCTATTGCAAAGGGAACCATTCGCAATATTCAATTTAGCAAAGTTTTAGGCTGGGTTTTGACACAGACAGCAATGGACAAAGACGGCAAGATCTGGTTCCTTTCATATGCTCATATGGATAGCAAGCCTGGATATTCGGTCGGGCAGAAACTTCGTAAGGGTCAAACCGTGGGACTGCTGGGCAACAGCGGTCAATCATCCGGCCCTCACGTCCACGTCACAGCCTCTAGGACGCTCAAGGGCGTGTTCGGTGTCACATCGGCCAAGGTAGATGTTTACAAGCTCATACTGGCCAACACAAGGCGTGCCAAGGCAGTACAGGCTCCTGCACCGTCAGGGCCACCTAACCGGAAATTTCGGCGCAAGCTAATCTTCGGTTCGTATCGCCTTGGCTTTGCAATGATTTTATTCGGTGCGCTAACATTCCTGGTGGATCAGTGGGGAGTTGGCGTAACCTTGATAACAGGCGGAGTGTCACTTATCTCTATCATTACAACGGCTTACACTGTAAGTGCATCGTGGCAGGACGGTAAGAACACTAATACAGAATGGACGAATGAAGATGTTTAGTAAAGAATTTTGGTCTTACAGCGGAGAACGCGCTATCAAGACTGTTGCGCAATCAGCATTGGCTTACCTAGGCACCGGAAGCGTTGGTCTTTTTACTGTTGACTGGACAGGGTTACTGTCTATCTCACTTGGAGCAGGGCTGCTTTCAATCCTGACTTCAATTGTTTCTAAGAAGTAGCTAACCTAGCCTTGCGTATCCTGGCTCTTTGACCAGAGCCTAAGCCACCCCAGATGCCATATTGCTCATTGTTTATCAATGCAAACTCAAGGCATAGTGCTTGAACGGGGCAGGCTTTACACAGAATAATTGCTTGTCGCTTCTCTGGAAGCCTATGCGCACCTTCTGGAAACCACGCTTCTGGATCGGACTCTTGACAAGATGGCGCTCCGGTTTCACGGATGCCGTTGGCTAATGCTGTAAGCGCTTGCTCTGAGTTCATAAGCAAAAGCTAACCCTACAAATTCAGTTTGTCAAATCCGCTCTTCGGGCGAAGTCCCGCCCCATACTCCGTAAACCTGATCTGTCTCTATGGCGTACTCGTAGCACGCATCTATAATCGGGCAGGAGTGGCACAAAGCCTTAGCCGCTTTAGTAGCTGCTGATCTAAGCTCTGGTGTTCCTAAGTCTTCTGGAAAGAACAAGTCCGGCAATCTTTCGCAAGGCACGCCACCTTCTTTGTGGATGCTTTGTAACAATTTGATATACCTGGTTGTAACTTGTCCGTTGCCCATAGTAGGGTTCAGACTACCAACAAAAGGAGCAACACATGGAGTTTTTTACACCGGAGCGTCTAAACGGCGCACGATTAGTCGGCCTATACACCCCAGGAAGCCCTGAGTGGCACGCTGAGCGGTCTTTAGGTATCGGTGGTAGTGAAGTGGGCACCATACTAGGTTTGAACCAGTGGGAGAGCGCCTACGCCTTATGGGCCAAGAAGCTAAACCTGATCCCGTCCGAGATAAAAGAGAACTGGGCAATTCGGTTCGGTAAGGCTTTTGAAGCGCCGATACTAAATCTGTGGGCAGAAGAGCATCCCGAATACGAAGTCTTTGAGACTGGCACCTACGCAGACGAATTCTGCGACTACAGACGCGCTAATCCAGATGCGATTGCACGCCACAAAGAAACTGGCGAGCTAATGGTGGTCGAAGTAAAGACAGCGCGGATGCCTTGGGACGAAGTGCCTAGATCTTACTTAGCGCAAGTGCAGCACTACATGGGCGTACTAAAGATACACAAGGGCATCATTGTCGCAGTGGCAGGCATGACCTGGAACGAATACGACGTGCCATTCAATCAAGACCTTATAGACGTGCAGAACACGGCGCTTGACCGCTTCTGGAATTCAGTCCAGACGGAAACCAAGCCAGACTGGGACGGCTCTGAGTCAACCTACAACGCTGTCAAGTACATGAACTCTGACATAGAGGAAACTGAAGTTGACCTTGGCGAACTAGGCCACGAACTTTACAAGGCGCAGATAGCGACCGACGAAGGATACAAATACTTGATGTTGCTCAAATCTAGGACACTAGATACTATGGGTTCTGCTAAACACGGTTTAGTGGATAACATACGAGTAGCATCACGACAAATCAGGGCTGGATCTCCAACCTTGATCGTAAACAAGAAGGCAAACCTATGAGCGAAGAAAAAGAAACAATGCCCTTAGAGATAGGGCTTGGTAGTTACATCGGCCTCCGTAAAGGCGGAACGCTAGTCACGGGATTAGTCAACGGCATAAAGCTTGCCGACGGCATCCTAGAAAAGATATCC